AATAAACTTCTTAAAACAGAGGATGTAGATTATGTTATTGCTTCTGATACCGATTCCATTTATCTTAATATGGGTCCTGTGGTTGAAACTGTATTCAAGGGAAGAGAGAAAACTACTGAAAGTATTGTCTCGTTCCTTGATAAGGTCGCTTCGTTGGAACTTGAAAAATATATTGAAGGTTCTTACCAAGAACTGGCAGACTATGTAAATGCCTACGATCAAAAGATGCAGATGAAGCGGGAGAATATTGCCGACCGTGGAATTTGGACTGCCAAGAAGCGTTACATTCTGAATGTATGGAATAGTGAGGGCGTGGCATATACAGAACCCAAACTCAAGATGATGGGTATTGAAGCTGTCAAATCTTCTACTCCTGCTCCTTGTCGTAAGATGATTAAGGATGCTCTTAAACTGATGATGAATGGAACTGAAGAAGATGTAATTGCATTTATTGATAATGCCCGCAAAGAGTTTAAAAAACTTTCTCCAGAACAAATCTCATTTCCTCGCTCTGCATCTGATGTAAACAAATACAAATCATCTACATCAATCTATGCAAAGGGAACCCCCATTCATGTTCGTGGAGCACTTCTCTTTAATCACTATATTAAGGAGGCAAAATTAACAAATAAATATTCACTTATTCAGAATGGTGAGAAAGTTAAATTTGTTTATCTGAAGAAACCAAATACTATTCACGAGAATATTATTTCTTTTATTCAAGAGTTTCCAAAGGAACTTAATCTTGACAAATACATTGACTATGACTTACAATTTGAAAAGGCATTTCTAGAACCACTCAAGATTATTCTTGATGCAATTGGGTGGAATGTAGAAAAAACTGTTAACCTTGATTTATTTTTTTCCTGATGGACTTTTTGAAAGATATTGTAAAAGAAATTGGTGGAGAATACACGCAACTGGCATCGGAAATTGAAGAAACTGAAACTTTTGTGGACACGGGTTCGTACATATTTAATGCTCTTGTATCTGGGAGTATCTTTGGTGGTGTATCTGGTAACAAAATCACTGCAATTGCAGGCGAAAGTAGCACTGGAAAAACTTTCTTCAGTTTGGCCGTTGTTAAGAATTTCCTTGATAATAATCCTACTGGATATTGTCTGTACTTCGATACTGAAGCTGCAATCACCAGATCCTTATTGGAGAGCAGAGGTATTGACACAACTAGAGTGGTTGTCGTCAATGTTGTTACAGTTGAAGAGTTTCGTGGTAAGGCACTGAAGGCAGTTGATCTTTACTTGAAGAAACCTGAAGGAGAACGGAATCCTTGTATGTTTGTTCTGGATTCTTTGGGTATGCTTTCAACCAGTAAAGAGATTAATGATGCTCTGAATGATAAAGAAGTTAGGGACATGACAAAATCCCAACTCATCAAAGGTGCATTTCGTATGCTTACGCTAAAACTTGGTCAAGCAAACATTCCAATGATTGTCACTAATCATACCTATGATGTAATTGGTTCATATGTTCCTACTAAAGAAATGGGTGGTGGTAGTGGACTTAAGTATGCAGCATCTTCTATCATCTATCTTTCTAAAAAGAAAGAAAAGGATGGTACTGAAGTCATTGGAAATATTATCAAGTGCAAAACTCAAAAATCACGTTTAAGCAAGGAAAACCAAGATGTTGAAGTTCGCCTCTACTATGATGAAAGAGGACTTGACAGATATTATGGTTTGCTTGAACTTGGTGAGATTGGTGGGATGTGGAAGAACGTTGCAGGACGCTATGAAATAGATGGTAAAAAAATCTATGCAAAACAAATCCTAGCAAATCCAGAAGAGTACTTCACTGAAGAAGTAATGCAAAAACTTGATGTAATTGCTAAAGGTGAGTTTAGTTATGGATAAAATTAATAAAAATCATATATCTGATAAAATAAAAGTAATAGAAACTAACATAGATGTTTCTAGTGTTTTAAACCAAATAAAACAAAACCCTCAAGATTGGGGGTCTCAAAAAAATATTAAAAATGGTGGACAATTAGATCCAACAAAATATATTGTTACTGCTGATGTGTTGCAATTAATAATAGGTGGAATTAATAAGAAAGATCAAGATGTAGGTGATACTGAAATATGCATTAAAACTGAAGTATATGAAAAACATACTGAAATTTTAAATCTTATTAGAAATAGATTTAAAAATATGGACAAATTAAAAAGATGTGGGTTTATAGGTATACCTGTGGGTGGGGAAGTTGGTAGGCATATTGACTTTGGCAGTTATTATTTAAGTAAAGATCGATATCATATTTCTATACAGGGCAGGTATCTTTATACTGTTGATGATGAAGAAGTAATCATAGAACCAGGAACATTTTTTTGGTTTGATAATAAACTTAATCATTCTGCCGTAAATATTGGAGATGATGTTAGAATATCTTTTGTATTTGATTTTGTAAAACATAAAAGTAATCCTCATAATAAATTGGTAAATGGATAAAGTTGAATTTCTAATTTTACGAAATCTTCTTCATAATGAAGAATATATTCGTAAGGTTATTCCTTTTGTCAAAGCAGAGTATTTTGAAGATACAAATCAGAGAATTGTATTTGAGGAGATTTTAAAGTTTGTTGAGGAGTATAATCAACCTGCAACAACAGAAGTTCTTTGTATTGAAACAGAAAAGCGTAAAGATATCAATGATACTTCCTTTAAGGAAGTCACTCATTTGATTGAATGTCTTGAGGATGTTCCTACAGAGTTTAATTGGTTAATAGATACTACCGAAAAGTGGTGTCGTGATCGTGCTATCTATCTTGCACTTATGGAGTCCATTCATATTGCAGATGGTAATGACGAAAAGAAAAATCGTGACAGCATTCCTACAATTCTGTCAGATGCTCTTGCGGTATCTTTTGATACACACGTAGGACACGATTATCTTGCAGACTACGAAAAACGTTATGAGTCCTATCATAGAAAGGAGGAAAAAATTGAATTTGATCTTGAATATTTCAACAAAATCACAAAGGGTGGTCTCCCTAACAAAACTCTCAATATCGCACTTGCTGGTACGGGCGTCGGGAAGTCTCTATTCATGTGCCATGTGGCTAGCTCCGTCTTGCTCCAAGGACGGAACGTATTGTACATTACGCTTGAAATGGCAGAGGAGCGCATTGCAGAAAGGATTGACGCTAACCTCTTGAATGTTCCTATTCAAGATATTGGTGAACTTCCCAAATCAACGTTTGAAACCAAAGTAAATAATCTTGCAAAGAAGACACAAGGAACTCTAATTATTAAAGAATATCCTACTGCTTCTGCACATGCAGGACATTTCAAATCACTTCTCAATGAACTTGCTCTTAAGAAATCATTTAGACCTGACATTATTTTTATTGACTACCTTAATATTTGCTCTTCCTCTCGGTTTAGGGGAGGCAGCAACGTCAATTCTTATACATTGGTCAAGTCAATTGCTGAAGAACTTCGCGGTCTTGCCGTTGAGTTTAATGTTCCTATTGTCTCCGCCACTCAGACTACTCGTTCAGGTTATGGTAGTTCTGATGTTGAACTTACTGATACTTCTGAATCCTTTGGTCTTCCTGCTACTGCTGACCTTATGTTTGCCCTTATTTCGACTGAAGAGTTGGAGGAGTTGGGACAAATTCTAGTCAAACAACTGAAGAACCGGTATAATGATCCAACCATCTTTAAGCGTTTTGTAGTTGGTATTGATCGTGCCAAGATGAGACTTTATGATGTAGAACAATCTGCACAGAAAGACATACTTGACAATAAAAAAGAAGAGGAGTATAGTTATGAGGATGACAAACCTAAAAAATCTTTTGAGGGATTTAAGTTTTAAATATGGCAACTATTGAACCTAATAAGTATATTGAATTTGTTCGTCAAACCACAAGTCCTGCAAGTAGTGACTTTGCTGCTTTGCTTGCTCGTTTGACTGAGCTGGAAACTCAAGATGCTGATGTTTCTCGTCTTATGACTGCTGCATTTGGTATGAGTGCCGAAGCAGGTGAATTTACCGAAGTAGTCAAAAAGATCATCCTTCAAGGCAAACCTTATACTGAAGAGAATATCTTTCATATGAAGCGTGAACTTGGAGATCTGTGTTGGTATCTTGCACAAGC